GCTAAAAATAAAGTTATGTGCGTATTTGCTGGGGTTTTACGATTCACTAACCTGCCAGTCATCTTCGCTTTTACGCTCGCTCCCCTAGACGTTCTTAGTGGCAGACGCTAAAAACGCCATAACAGTATGATTCTAAAGGCAAAAATAAATGTCATTTTTGAACTTTTTCTATATACGATACGCTTCGTATATGCCAACGCTTCGCCGTGGATCTCGCGGATCCCGCTTGACACGCTATCTTGCTCTGTGAATTGCAATGGAGATCCGCGAATAAAGTTCCAATGGGGGTTATTTCCCTAGGCTGTATACGGTGCAGTACAACCGGAAGCGTTAACGGGAACGTCTGACTTGGAACTCTGCAATGCCTTGGTCTAAATACCGGCTCAGAGAAAAGGGGTGACGGTCTGAGGGGTTCTCCCGAAGCGCCTTGGTTAAGGCTCTTCCACCCTCTTACCCGTCACCCCTCTTTTGTGATTCACGCGATACCGCGAGCGGTTCACGCACTCACATTTTAAGCCTCAACCTGGGCCGCGTTTTTCCGCTCCACTTCTAGCCCTGGGAGATCTTTCCTTATAGCCTTCACTTCCCAATAGAACCGCTGGGAATCTTGCGATGATCGCACTAAGAATCTTCCTTCAATAACGATCCCCGCCGCAACCTGCCCAAAGGGGAAGTTCCCGTCATACACCGCGGTTAGCTGTACGGTTCGCCCTTCCGCCGCCGTCAGAGCTTCAAAGTAATCGGGAAGGTGGATCTCCGCGATCCCGTTGATCGTCTCCGCTTCGCCGCGATAATAGACGCCGTTCTCCGGCCCCTCTAAACAAGCGTGGATGAGATCGTGATCCGGCTTCAGGGGATGCGGGATCTGAAACGTCTTAGCACCTGTGGCGGAAAGTGTTCCCGTCACGGAAAGGTTCCCCGCTAGAGTGTTCCCGCCTGGGCCAAACGTTGCGTACACTCCATCCAACCCAGTGTCGTTATTCGTCATTCGTATCTTGAATGATGACTGGATCGCCGTTGCTGCTCGCGTTATAAGCTGCCCCGCATTTGTTGCCGCGTCATACGAAAGAGACGCCGCGCCTGGGCTGAAATCCCAGACTCCCGCCGCCGATACGCAACCCGTAGATTTAATGTTCGTATTCGTATACGCAACATTGGGGATCGCCGCGGGATTGATCGAAGCGCCCCAGGCGGAACCCGTAGAAACCGCCATCCCTGCCCCTGGGAAAACCTGTACACCTGCTGGGCCTGTCGGCCCTGCTACACCCTGCGGCCCTGTCGCGCCTGTCGGCCCTGCTGGGCCTGTCGGCCCTGGCGCGCCTGTCGGCCCTGGATCACCTTGCGGCCCTGCTACACCTTGCGGCCCTGCTGGCCCCTGGCTTCCGATCCCCGCCACCGGCACCCATTGATCGCCAACGAACGCGAACGCTTGTTCCGTTGTCGTATTGATGTAGCCGCAACCGTTCACCCCGTTAAGGATCTCTTCCGGAATGTAGGCATAGACGAGCGCCGCCGCTTGGATCCTGGGAGCTTCCACGGGCGATAGTTCCGCGCCAAGATCAAACGTGATCCCCTTCGTTGTGATGTTGCGGATCGTTACCGGATCCGCGGAAGTCAACGATTGGATCGTGATCGTAAACGTTGTCCCAGATGGAACGATCTTTGTTGTGTCACCGATCACCCCAGCGAACGCGCCCGTTGCGCTCAGGACCCCGTGATAGCTGGGAACCTCTGTGCCGTCTGTAAATATCGGCTTTGATGAAGGTGAGACGGGAACCGCGGCCCAGGTTGCATAAGCCCAGGCTTGGCCGTCAGTATCCAAAAGGATCCCAGAGATCCCGATATCAGCGCTCATGCTGCCGCCGCCTTCCCCGCGGCCTTCGCCGCCGTTTCAATCACCGTTCGCGTTTCCTTGAAAGAGAAGAGAGCCGCGCCGATCAAAAGGATCCCCAGCGCCATAAACGCGTAATCCTCCAGTGATAGCGCGGCCCATACCTTCACCGCATTTACCGCGTTCTTCGCGGCCTTGTAGATCTGAGAACCTGGGAGAGAATCAAGCGAATCATTTGGATCTGTGGACGGTGGAGACATAGAAGAAATTGAGGGGAGCGGGGGGAGCTGAGGGAGCTTGCTTTTAGATCCCACATCCGCCGCGGATCCAGGCTCCACACCTATATGGTTACCCGCCGCATCAAACACGTTCCCCATCCCATCAGTGTGGGTTGATTGCTCAAACGCGAAGCTGGCGGATCCCAGCGCGGGAAGGATCATTGCGCGGCCCCAGCGTAGATCTCATGGTTGTGGTGGAGAGTGTCGGGGATCTCCAGGCTGTAACCGTTCGCCGTTGTCGCTGTCGTGTTTGAAACGGGAACTATGGAACCTGGGGAGACTAGATTCGCCCTGGCATCCGCCGCGGTCACTGGGATCCCTGAGATCGTTTCGTTAGCGTGGGAAGGGATCGCCGTGATCTGGTAGCTGTTAGATTCCACCGTGGCACCGTCACCCATCCGTTCCGCATAATCCCGCAAAACCTGAAAGAGTAGAGATCCAGAATCCGTGGGTTGCTGGTACGGATCCACCCCCAGGTTGGAACCGGATCCCGCCGCCGTCACCGAACCGGATCCCGCGATACTAGAAACCGACATAGACGGGAACGCGGGAAGCATCGCGTATTCGCCATAGGAAGCCCCAGGCTGAGGCTGATAGTCGCTAGAGGATGAATCGGCCACCGCCGCGGCCTGGGCCGCGCCCTGGGCCTGGGATCGCCTCCAGAGAAGATAGGTCAACCCCAGCGAAGCGATCACCCCGCCCGTTGTCAGCGCGATATCTTTCCGCGTCATGCGAGCAACCCCGCCGCAACCCTGGTAACGCCGTCCAAAACGCTTCCGATCATCCCCGTCTGGGCGATATTCTGGGCCGTTTGGCCCTGCTGATTGGTGATGACTGGAGACGGATTACCCCGCGCCAAGATCTGACTAAATAGCGTGGTAGCGCGGTTCGCATCGTTCGCCGTGTTATAGCTCTTCCCCGCCTGGGGGATGATCGCGTTAACGTTCGTCTGAAAATCCGCTTCCTGCTGCTGGGCCAACGTCAACCCCGCATCAATGCCGTGAACCGCAACCGCCGCCTGGAGACGATCTAAAGACGCTTGATAGTCCAACGTGGATTGGGTTCCCGCGAGTACCGTAGCGTTATTGTTCGCGTTCTCCAGTACCCCAGAATTGATATTGGCCATCAAAACGTCATCCTGCATCTGCTGGATGTTCTGGGCATACATCAATTGGTTCGCTTGCTGCTTCGTCTGGGAATCGAGCGTGTAAACCGTTGTCTCTTTATCGGCCTGGATCTGGGCCAACGTTGCCGCGAGTGTAGCCGCCAAGTTTTGATCGTTCGACTCAATGCTCGCGTCCGTCTGGTACTTTGCGACCATTGCGTCTAGTTGCTGCTTCTGGAGATCCACTTGCTGCGCGTTCGTCTGCACCTGGGCCGCCGCGTTTACCTGGGCCATCTGAGCGTTCGCCGCGTAGATCGAAGCGTAATCAATCCCGCCGCCACCGCCGGGCACCGCGGAAGATCCCGCGGATCCCTGGGAACTGGAGAGAAAATACAAAACGACCAACCCCCCAGCGATCACAACCCCGCCCGTTGCGTAGGGGTGTTCTTTCAGCAAAGCGAGATCGAACGCCATAGAAACCCCCTATCCCTAGCTGTAATACTCGCCTTCAACGTCCGGATAGTCTCCGGCCCTGAGAAGGCTTTGCGATTGCATCCCGCCATATGGGAAGCCCTGCGGAAGCGCCGCGGGGAGCGATAGCTCTTGAAACACCATTGGGGATTGGTAGACCTCCATTGGCGTAAAGTTCCATTGCGGATAAACCGTTGTCACATAGAGCGGATCGCCAACGATTGATTCCGTGGCGAACATCTCCGCACCTGGGGAAAAATCCGCACCCTGGACGAACTGAGTGTTCCCCTGGGTTGGGTTCGTGATCCTGGGCCGCGTGAAAAAATTCAAGAAAGACATAGCGATCCTCTTTAGCTCATGTACCCCGCGCCGCTATACGTTCCCGCGACATTGAAGCCACCGCCGCCGCCAAGGACCGGAGCTTCCGCCGCCAAGAGAGCGCCTGAGAAGGAACGGCCCCCAGCGCTGATTACTCCCGCCGTGTTCGCGTTCCGGCTTACCAGGGTTGCAATGATCGCCAACCCAATGATCGCCGTTGCCACTGTCACTACACTTGAGATCAATTGATCGCCCATGCTCGTTCTCCTTCGTTTCAAAACCGCTTTGTGGAATCTACGAAACGGGGGAAACCGCGGCCTTAAGGATCGCCGCGAAGGATGTTCCACCCGTATCCAAAACCTTCGCCGTCTGGGAGTTTTTTCCTACCAGAACCGCGAGAATTGCCAACCCAATGATCGCCGTTAGTATCGTCATCACATCCGCAAAGATCCGATCCGTCACGCCGCACCCCCTGAGATCTGATTGATACCCTGGCGGAACTCAGTAAAAAATCCACCGTGGCCGCTCTTCTTCTCTTCCGCCAAAACCAAAACGATCAAAACCAAAACCATAAGCGCTCGCGAGAAGTTCTTAACCCCGTCGATGTAACCCAGCGCGCCGATCAAAAGGATCGAAACGATCCAATAGATGAAGTTTTGCGGCCCGATCAGATCGTCATGGACAAGACTTACAAGCGTCTCTGAAGGATGCGCTTCGTTAGCCGCCGCGGATCCGCCGCGGATCCCAGCGATCAAAAGCACCGCTCCGATAATGGCAAACACGAAAGGCATATTTATTGCCTATGCTCCGAACCTGGGCCGAAACCGATCACCGCCGCGTAATCCGGAAGTTTGCCCTTCATCGTGATGAAGATCACAAACCCCGCGAGCAAAAAAAACGCGATAGTAGACGATTGACTCAACCCGTAACCTTCCCGATCAGATCGCGGCCCGTTGCTGGGTAATAGATCCCCAGGAGATACCCCGCGACTAGTACCAGGATCAAAACCAACCATGAATTTTTCATGCTCTTCACCCCTCTTAATGCCGCATAGTCAAAACGATTGAGAGAACCCAAAACGCCAACCCCGCCGCGAGTAATCGGATCCGCAACGGATCCGTATTCCAAAACGCCGCGAGCGTGAAACAAACGAACGCGAAAACCAAAAGGATCAAAGTCACCATCGTCTACACCGCTTCCAGTGTTTGCTTAACGACCTTCGACCATAGAAGCCCAGCGAGTAGAACCAAAACCAAAAAGCCGAAGTAATCCGCGAGATCCGTGGATCTATCGTTTATGGGATGGCGGATCCAGGCGAGCGTTTTGGAGATCAACCCCTGGGGAACCGTTGCCGTCTGCTCTTGATCCATAACCAAACCTCACAAGTTGAAAAATGCGGGAAGGGGTTGAGCAACCGGCCCCCTTCCCTGTAAAGCAACCCCTGGCAACTACGAACCCGAAGCGAGAGAAGCGCCGGATTGCAACGTGTTTTGCAGCGCGAAGGCTTCCCACATCACATTGCAGAACCCTTGTGCCGTTGCGATCTTCGCGTTAAGCGTCAATTGCAAATTGCCGTACTGAAGCGTGGCAAGATTCTTGCGCCGCGAAGAAAAGTAATACATCCCGAACGGGAGATCTGTGGAGAGTAGATCCCGCGACTTCTGGGCCACTGTCAGAGGATCCAGCTTCCAGATGTAGGAAGCGTTCGCCGCGAGCAAAGCCCAGTAATTGACATCTTCGCCAAGCTGCGCGCCGTCATGCTGGCCGTTGTGATTGTAGAGCGCGAAGGTTGAGATAAAAGATCTCTGATTCGCGTATGGGATGTAGAACTCTTGGTTCTGGGTGATGCTGGAAAAGAGTGTGCTTTTTAGTTCGTAGACGGTGGAGAGTGAGAGTGCGGGAAGGATCGTAGTCGCGCCCTGCGGCCCATTCACCTTGGGTATTTGATCCAGATATTCCTGGTAAACCGTAACCGTTGCGTTCGTGATTGATCCCGCGGCGCCTGCCGTATTGCCGTAGTACACCGCGAAAGAAAAATCATTGGGGGTGACTGCTACAGATTGCTGATTGAACGTTAGCGTGATCTGCTGAACCGCGTTCAATACGTTCGCCCACACCGCGCCGCGAAGATCATCATCGGAATACGCCAACGGAAGTTCAAAGACCGCACGAAACGGCGCCGCGGTTCCCGCCGTTACCGTCGTAGGCGCCCTATAGGTTCCCCAGGATGCGGGAGGAACGTTGAACATCTTGGATCGAAAATCCGGCTGTGCTACGCCGGTCTGATTGTCTTGAACCGTGGATCCGTAGGATCGCCGCCGCTTCGCCTGGGAGAGCGCCGTCAGATGCAACCCTGACGTATTCACGCGCAAATAGTTATTAAGATCCGTGTACTGAACCCCGCCGTGACTGAAGAGATTCGCCAACCCCCCAGGCGTTAACTGCAAATCAACGGTTCCGCTGTTCGTGAGTGTGCCTTCCACAACGATCACGAAACGCTTAACCAATCCAACGTTAATCGGCTGAATGATAAGCGTGGGATTCGATGCGGGGAAAACTTGCTCTGAAGCTACAAGCTGGATCCGATCCACCGCGGAAGCCAAGATCGCGCGTGTGGCCATTGCATCCTGGGCCTGGGGTGTAAGTTTGGGTGCGGCCTGAGCGGGAACGTTTGGGGTTGCCATTTGGTTGTCTCCTATAAGTCACGGGGAACTTCGATTAATGGAAACGGCCCAGGGGGAGAAGGCGAGCGCCGACACGTTTGCGTTTAGTAGTAACTGGCCCCGCCGCTTCCGCCGCTCGCTATAGACTGCGGTTCGATTGCTCCCGTTGCCGCTTCGCCTGGAGACTGACCTGCTGGCATCGCACTAAAAGCGAGCTTCTGAGTCACCTGGGGTTCAATCCCCAGGTATGTCAAAAAGTAGTGACCAATCGCTCCCGCGATCAGAACCATAAGCATCAACGTCACCCAATTCATAGGGTGAGAGATCATCCGAAAGTTAATTGGCTTTATCATCGTTCCCCCGCCGCGGATCCCGCGGATCTGTTACGCCGCTTGACGCGAAATCCACCAACGTTCTCCAAAGCCCAGGAGAAAGAAACCGATCAGAACCATTAAGACAACCGTGATCCAGTTCGTGACGTTCCACGTCAGAATATTTTCGTCAGCCATTGCGAACACTCCCAGGCGCAAATTGCGCGAGATTAGAAACCGGCCCGAACTGCGGCCCGTTCCCTGTCATCTTGGGAGAAGTGAGAAGGGGGAAGGGGAAAACTTCGATTGCGGGAACGATACACCGAAACGCGGCCCGATTGCAAAAAACTTACATAGCGCGCCGCCGTTGCGGTTCCCGCGCATCTATCGCTTCCAGGCGATCATCAATCGCCGTTAGGATCTGCTCGCTATCCGGAACCGGCCCGAACGTCTCCAGGCGCTTCCGGCCCACATCGTAATAAAACGAGTGAAAATCACCCAGGGGTTTTTCAAGCTGCCGCCGCCCGTCATCGCGGATATACTCGCGAACTTTCGCCATATCCTGCGTATGCGTGAGATCAAAAACTTGGAAAAAATCCGCTTCCGAGAACACGAACCGCGATAACCAAACGGGACGCTGGGATAGCACGATCATGGGGATATGTTTGCTCCGGCCCTGAGTCAAACAAGCGTTAAACCATTTATCGTTCCGGTCGATCATGTAACCTTCGTCAACATAGATCCCAACCCCCTCAGTCTCCCAAACGCTCCGGAACCATTCGCTTAAAAGTTCTTCATCCCCTGGGAGAACCTTCAAGATGTAAATCCCTGGGCGATCCGGAATCGTTTCGTAGTCGATCAACTTAGCGCGCTGGATCGCGTTTATCAGTTCATCGTTTTTGTAGTCGATCACAACCCAGGGACGGCGATCAAAATCCGCCGTCGATAAATGCCAAACCGCGGCCTGGGTCTTTCCGCTCCCCGTCCGGCCCACAACCGCGAGTCTATGGGTTGGCCCTGGGAGACGAACCGGATCCGCCTTCTTCATTGCGGCCCCTTTATCGAATCAAATCCCATTCTTCGCGGGAGATCTCTTGAAACGAACCCGTTGCAACGTCCGTTTTGATATACACCGGCCCAGGTAGAACCCCGCGCCGATAGCTCGCCGGATCTTCCGCCGCGGCCTGGGCCTGGGCCTGGGGTTCGGCCTGGGGTTGCTCTTCCGCTTCGACCTGGGCCTGTAACTCTTCCGCGATCTCATCTTCCGTTAGATCTTCCCGCCGTTCGCGTCTCGTTTTTTGCGCTGCCATTAGATCCCCCCGCCTGGGACATACACCCCAGGTTGCACCGGCATTTGTACAACTGAAGGCTTTGCGGCCCGTTTCTTTTTCGTTTCCATAATCACCGCGGCGCCGCGAGTGCCGTAGATCTGAACGCCTACGATCCCCAGGTTGAGCCAAGCCCTGCTCTTCTCATCTAGCAGGGGAACGTCATAGAGATCCGTAACGCGAGTGATCGCCGCCGCAAGTTGCTTTGATTCCTCTTCCGTCAGCGCCAACCCTGGCGCCTTCACAACCGCGGCCCCCATCAGATGAAGCGAAAACAGGATGTTACTTAGATCCACCGTCGTTTTTTGGGCTGTGGCTCGCTTTCCTTCTCCGGCTTTGTGAGACTTTCGCTCTCGATCACTATCGTCTCGTTTTCCGGCTGGGCGTCCTGGCTTCCGCTTTCCAATGGGGATGCTGGCGGGATCAATCGGCTTAACGCTTCCGTCATCTGCGCCGCTTGGTTCTGGAGCTGCGCCGTCAGATCCCGATTGGTCTGAAGTAGTGTCTCCGTCACCTGGGAAGAGTTGCGGCTGCTCTCCGCCACCGTCCGGATCTCCCCCAGGATCGCGCTGAACTGCTGGCTTATCCCCGTAAGCAATGGTCGCCATGCTTCCCCCTCTTCCTCTTCGCCGTCACCGTCTCCGGCTTCACCTTCGGGATCCTGCTCCTCTTCTGGATCCGGCCCTGGAGTCTCCACCGCGATATTAACTTCGGCCATCTCATCCCCCTATCATTCCCGCATCCACCAACACCGCATCTGGGAATTTTTCGTTAGTCTCTAGCACTCCAGAGGGGGATCCGTCCGGCTTCTGATATTCCTTCGTGATCGCCGCGCCGCCCTGGGCCGCAAGAATAAGATCCAGCTTCGTCTCAATGCTCCGCTGATTCGCATTGATCGCGTTAACCGCCGCTCGCGTCTCCAACATGAAACGCTCAACGTTCCCGCGGATCTCTTCCGGATCCACACCCGCCGCTCTTAGCAACATCTCAATTCCGGACCCTGCCATTAGATCGCCGCTTCCCTTCCCTCTTAGCTGAGAGTGAAAATTCCCTGAGTGTTAAAGCTGTTTGGCGCAACGTCGTAATCCATAAGGTTGATGTAGATATCCGCAAGACGGCCCAGGTTGGGCTGTATGGGGGTACTCGTTGGCCAATTGCCGAGAAACAAACCGAAGGTGATTGTGCTTTGCTGATTCGCGTTAACTGGGAACGTCGCGTTAAAGCAAAACGGTTCAAACCCGATTGTCGCGTCTGGGTTTTTAGGGAACTGAAACGTAAACACCTGGAGAGCGTCAACGATCACATACAAGATCCCCGTTTCCGGAAGCGCCGTCACCGTCTGGGGGTATCCGATACAAGAGAATTGAACACTCTTTATTGGGCCGATCTGCGCCGCCTTCTGTACCTGAGACATTGAAATGTCATAGGTAAAGACGGGATCCACCAACGAACCGCCCATGATCGTTCGCGGGGATGTTCCGTCACTATCGTTGATTGATAGCTGGGCCGTCACCCTATGACCTAACGGGATCTTTGACACTGTGGGGGGAACGAGAAACGGCATGGATTCTCCCATCGGTTCCGGAATCGAACGCGGCCCAACCTGCTATGGGAGAATGTCGAAAATAATACACCACACCCGCCGCGGCCCAGAAACCGGCCCAGGCGAGCGCCGCGGCCCTGGGGAGCGGGAAACCTACTCCGCCGCGGGATCGCCGCCGCTTCGCGCCTCTAATGCGATCACCTGAAAAAATCTAGTTGCTTCGCGGGAAGATCCGGCTTTTTCGCTTCCGCCTCTTCCACCTTCGCTTTGAATTGCTCTAAAAACTCGTTGCGATGATCTTCACAGTAAACGTGGCCGAACCCCTCAAATACCGCGATCCCGCCGCACGTCTCACAATCCATCAAACCGTAAGGGGATCCTTCGCCGCGCTTCGCCGCTCGTCCGATCACTGTCCCATCCTCCCGCCGCTTTAGGTTGCCGTCATCATCCAAAGCGTAGCCTTCCCATGTTTCCTTCCGCGTCTCCCGCTGAAACGTTCCGCCCTGGGGAAGCTGGGGAACCGGAGAGTGATGCTGGGTTAGCCATTGCACGTCTCGCGTTAACGTCATCGTAGGCGCGGCCCTGAGCTTTTTAACTTCGCGGCCTTCGCATAGATCCAACATCTCCGCCGCCGTCAAACCTTCCGGCCCTGCGGGAACGATCTTGAAACAAGCGAACCCAGGCACCGAGAAATCCAATTGCTCCCCGCGAGCTTGACGCCTGGAGATCTCCGCGGGATCGTCCGTCAGCGCCGCGTAACGATTCACCCCAGCGACTAAAACCAACGTTGCTTCCCATTCCAGACGCCAATCCCCAGGTTCGCCGCGATCCTCCGGCATATCCAGCGATTCGCAGATGATCGAATCCGTCTGACAGTACACCGGCCCCTGGGCCGCGTGTAGCCCCTCCAGGAGCGCCGCACGACCTGCCCCAGTGACCGAAGCTGCTAGACCAACGTGATAAAACTTGGAACTGGATCCGGCCCGTTTCCACACCGCGAACTGTTCCGCTTTTGGCTTCCCCTTCCGCGAAACAAAACGCCGCTCCCATCCGTTCTCAAACGCTTCAAACGGTTCATCCTCAATTCGCGTTAAACAAGTCTCTTCCATAGCCGCGGGATTTTGAGCGCACTTCCCCGCCGCCGTGTTCATAAGGAACTTGCAAACGGTTCGCTCCAATTGATCGCCGCGCCGCTCCGCTTCCGCGGCCCGTTTAAATATCTTCTCTGTGAACCGCTCAAAACGTTCCCGCTTCGTGAACGTTAGTGACTGGATCACCTTGTCTAGTTTGAAGCGGCCCAGGCGGATCGCCGTCCGTAGTTCGTGGCCGGTACAGTCAAAGATCCCATAACCGCGTTTGAAATCCCATTCGCCGCGCTGCCCCTTCGTTGCTAACGCGCCATAGTTCCAACCCGTCACCGTGAGAAAATCCGTGTTTTCATCCAGGCTTCGCCCGTAGATCAAACGGCCTGAGACGGGATGCGCGAACCGCGCCATAAGCGAAGGGTACGTGTTGCGGATATCGTATCCGCGATATCTTCCGCGGAAGATCCCAGGCTTAAACTCCATCCTCCCGCCGATCATAAAACGCCGGATCTTCGCGTCTAGATGCGGCCCTAAATACTCAATCGCATGAACCGCTTCAAATTGCTTTAGCGCGGCCCTGGCGATTGTCGTTTCTAGTCCATACCGTTGCACGAACCCGTTAATCATTTCGTGCAACGTCAGACAATCGCCGCGGTTATATTCCACGATCTCCCGTTTATGTTTCTCGCGGGATCCCTCTTCCAGCTTCCACATTGCGATAGTTGCTTTGCGGCTCTTCCCTTGGTACTCATCCAGAGCGAAGGGGAAGAGTAAGACGGAATCGCGGATCTCATGGAAACCCCGCGAGCATTTCATCTGACACACCGCGAGCGTTTCCTTAATCATGCGAACTTCACTTCCCAGGATCCAGGGGATCAGATAACCGATCACATCGAAGCGAGCGCCGTTGTGGATGTAGATCAACCCAGGCTCCAACGTCTCAAGAAACCGCTTCGCCTGGGCGATACACTCCACACCCCAGAAACCGCGATACTCCACACCGTCATAGACGCCAACTAAAAACGGCCTAGGGAACCGTTCGTGCATAAACGGATCCGTTTCGATATCGAGCGTATAGATTGGACGGGATGTTGTATTGATCTTCACCCCGCCGCGCCAAGCGATCCCCAGATGCTTGTTATTGCTTAACGTGTGGATCGCACTTCCGCCAACCTTTACCGGATCCCGCTTCGCCGCCTTCGCCGCGGCCTGGGCCTTCCGCTTCGCAATCGCTTCCGTTGTACGCTTGGCGATCACCGCCGCGGCCTGGGCTTCGATACCGGCCCAGGCTTCCGTTTCTTCTATCTTCTGAAAAAAATCGCTCATCTTGCGTGATCCTTAACCGCCCTTTTGCGCGATTGCCCTTCGCGTGAATCTCCCCAGGATAGGTAATAAGAAACCGAGTACAAAATCCGAAAACCTTCCTTGTCTCCAGGGGTACGTAATCCGCCGCCTATTAATTCATCTATTAACTTTTGAACAATACGGTTCGCGGCCTCTCTTTGCTCCTGTAGCTTGTACGCTTCCGATTCAAAAAAATCGCTCATCTTGTCCGATCCTTAACCGCTTCCAATCCGCGCCGGATAAACATCAAGATCTCTTCGACTTCTGAGCGCCTGTAAAATTGCGCTTCGATATCGTGCATAGGACGGTGGATCCAATGATCTCCAATGATCTCCACCGGCTTTAGATCCGCGAGCAGTTCCGCGGCCTGTCGAAAGCAAAGATCCCCGTTATCATTCGGCATTGAACACCCCCGCGGACCTGGGATCCGCTTGTTCCCCGTACTCTTCCAAGATCCGATAACCGCGATACTTCCAATGCCTATTCAGAGCGAGCGCCGCGGATCCCCGCGCTATACCTTCATCCTGCGCCCAACACTCGAAACGGATCTTTTGATCTTCCGCGTTCTCCAATGCCACTTCGTAACGTTTCATTTTTTCTTATCCTCCAAAACCTTCGCGCACGTCTGCCGTTGCTTCGCCTGGATCGCTGGGGGAAGAGAACCCAGGTTGAGATCCCCAGAGATCAGCGCCAAACAGTATTGCTCCGGATCCAGATCCGCCGCGAGCGCCGCCGCGTTCTTATTTGCTATGCCTATGTTGACGATCAAAAGCGAGTGACAACCCAGGAGAAACGCGCATAAAAACAAGACAACCCCGCGCACGATTGCGGGGGGTTGCCATTGTCTAGACCTGCGTGAACTCCATTTAGATTTCCCATTTGACGGGATGCGGGAAACATTAACGCGAAGCCTGGGAACTTTGCAAGTCATCGTTTGCCGCCTTCCGTGTGTACGTGTGAATTGCAGCAACGGAAACCGCGTAGACGATCCCCGATCCAATCAGCCAATAGAAACCGCTGTAAATGTTGACGGTCATTTACTTTTTCCTCTTTCGTTTTTTTGTTTTTTCTAACTTCTCAGTCGCGCTCTAACTCGAAACATGCAACATGCTGCCCTGCATCCTCTCTCACCACACAACGAACCGTTAACCCGCCATCCGTCGAAAAACTTAGAGATCCTTTTGATCCGAAGATCAACATCGTGATCTTCGCGTTCAATAAATTTGCCCCTAAAATCGCCTTCTCTTTATCCGTCATTTTCTCCGGCCCCTCTTTCCTTTCCGTACCGCCGCTATCAATTGCGCCTGAGCCTTCGCCGCCGCCGCTTCCGCTTCCGCCGCTCGCTGTTCCGCTTCCGCCGCTCGCTGTTCCGCCGCCGCGAGCTTCGCCGGAGCTTCCTTTCGATCCGCGGCCTGGATCGCTCGCCGTTCCGCGGCCTGCTCCTTCCGAAGCGCTTCCGCTTCATCAATGCCAACAACGGCGATCTTCATATTTCGCAGATCGTTTTCAATCAAAGTGTCGCCGCGCCTGGAGTATTTCAGCGCGAACCGCGATAACTCCCGCGCATCATCGAAAAACATAGGGATCTTGCCGTTACCGAAGAGATCCACTTCGTATGTTTGATTCCGCCCTAACTGCTCTTTTAGGAACGCCGCGTCATCCGCGAGATATCGCACCAATTCAACCTGAGATAAACCCATCTCATTGTTGAGCATTTGATCCCGCGTGTAGCCGTCAGCGTTCTGCGGAACTTCCGGCCCAGGGGGAAGGGGAGCTTCCGCCGCCTTCGCCGCCGCCGCTCGCTTCGCCGCATCCCGTTCCCGTTGCTTCGCGTTTTTTGCTTGACGCTTCTCTTCCGCCGCTTCGCGGATCCGCTTCACCGCGGCCCGTTGCTCGCGTCTACGCGCCGCCGCCGCTGCCCTTACACGTTCCGCCGCCGCTTCCGCCGCCGCTTCCGCCGCCTTCCGCGCCGCGTATCGTTCCCGCTCCCTTTTGTTTTTTTCTAGCCGATTAGCTTCCGCGAAAACCCTGGCCATAGATCGCCAGTTCGTCTTAACATTCCGGCCCTGGGCCTTCGCTTCGCGGATCGCTCGCTTCGCCGTTGCAACTTTTTTTGCAAACGGCTTTTTTAAAGATTTATTTTTGCTTCGATTATCGGACGGCCTGGGCTTCGCCTGGGCTGGGATCCGCTTCGCTGGGGAGCGCTTCACCGCCTTCGCTGTGGATCGCTTTGCTGTCGGCCTGGGCTTCGCCGCCTTCGCTGGGATCCGCTTCGCTGGGGATCGCTTTGCTGTCGGCCTGGGCTTCGCCACCTTCGCGGGGATCCGCTTCGCTGTCGGCCTGGGCTTCGCCACCTTCGCGGGGATCCGCTTCGCCGCCGCCCTGGGCTTCGCCTGGGCCTTCACTGGAGATCCCGCGAGCTTCCGGCCCTTCGCCGCTACGGGCTTCGCCTTGGGCCGCTTCTGGGCCTTCGCTGGGGTTTTTACGGGGGATCGCTTGGCCGCGGGAGATCTCCCCGCCGCCTTCGCGGGGGTTTTCTTTACGGATACCGGCTTTTTAACTTGCTTTTTTGTCGCCATTGACGGATGGCAGACGGGATATAATCACTCAGTTCCTTCATTTGACGGTGGAGAGAACCGATCCACGATCAAAGGGGAAGGTGAGAGACGCGTGACCGTCTTTCCTTTCCCCTTGATCTTATCCCCCAAAAGATCAAACCCAACACCTTCAGAGATTTAAAACGGTGGAGATCCGTTCGGATCTTGGTTCCCCCGCGCCGTTCGCCGCCGCCTGGGGTTATGCTCATCTCACCCCCCGCCCAGGCGGAGACTCGAAAATAAACTTGATTTTTACGTTGACAATTATTCCGGTTCATAGGTTATAGAAATCTATCGTGACACGATAGATCATCTGCTCGCATAAGTTTTACTTATAGGCCGGCATGGTTTTGCTTATAGTGATCGCGCAACAAAAAGACGGCTCAACCATAAACCAA